CAGGAAGGCCGGCGCAATGAGGACCCTTGGGAGGAGCCGATACGGTCCTACCTGCAAGGCCGTACCGAAACTTCCCTATCCGACGTGATGGATGCCGTTGGCCTCAAGGTCAGCGACCAGCAGATGCGGGATTCATTCCGGCTCGGGCATGTCCTGCGCACGCTCGGCTGGCAAAAACATGTCAGACGGCGCGATGGTAAATTCTGTAAGGTCTGGCTCCCAAACGAGAGGCTCCCAAACGAGAGGGGTAGAGAGGTAACGGAGGGGTAACGGAAAAATTCCTTTAAAATCAACCCTGTTTACCCCGTTACCCCTATAACCCCTATTGATAAAGAGTTCTATATATATACTATATAATATAATAGTATAGTAATAATCTATAAAGTATGAAACACCCCCTAAAAGGGGCAACACGGGTAACACACACAATGCCAAAGCCAAAATATCCTTGGAAATCAACGCACTTAGGCGAGTCTTTCGTCACCGAAATGCCCAACCCCAATTACGCGAGAGGGGTCGCATGGCAACGCAAGCGCTATGGCGAGTTCTGGTCCGTCCGTTACGACAAACAAACCAAGCTGGCCACTTACACACGCATTAGCCACTCCGCCTATGGGAAATACAATTGGGATATGCTGCCAGGCGCAGAGCAGGATCTTAGGTTTGAGAGCCGAGTTGAGGCTGGCAAAGCCATGGGCCGCTGTATGCGCCAAGTCTACCGGCAGAATATGGCCGTGAGCCCCACGACACGAAACTGGCTGATTGCAGCCCATTACGATGGATTAGGCTTTACCCTGCGGCGGAGGCAGTGTTGAAATCCTATATGTAGCATTTAGCTTAAAGTAAGATTACAATTAAGCTGCTTCTCCCTGTTTGGGAGACCACGAAAGGTGCCCTAGATGCCCCTGCGCGAACCCGGCGAACCGCTGAATAAATTCATTGGCCGCTTCATGAAGTCGAAGCGGGAAAAGCGTAAGTTCAAATCCACCAAGCAGCGTCTTGCAGTTGGCTATTCAGAGGCCAAGCATGAGGCCAGGAGTTCCCATGGCTGAGAGCAAATTCAACAAGCTGGCCTCAAAACTTGGCAAGCGCAAAGGCGTCACTAATCCCCGCGCTCTCGCAGCCTGGATTGGAGACCGTAAGTATGGAAAAGAGGAAATGGCCAAGAAATCAGCGGCCTCCAGGGAAAAGCATCACACGGAAAGTATGGCCAAGCTGAAGAAGCGCAAACGTCACTAACTGGAGACCGATATGACAGATGAATCAGCAGACATGATCAAAGGCGGTGCGGTTGAACCCGACACTTCAGCAGAAGGCGATATGACCGACAAAGAAGGCGGTGAATGCACTGTTGAAGCCCATCACGAACGCCTGGCAGCTCACGAAGCCCTGCACAAAAGCCACCATGAGCGACTATTGGCTCTGGAAGGCGGCATGTCGGACACCAACGAAGAAGATGGTGATGACAAGAAAGAGCGCAACAACAAGCGCCGGGACCGCGAGGAACGCATGGGCCGCAGGAAGCGCCATTGATGGAGGTTATAGATGGCGGATCAGTCCAAGAGTTCCACAGCGCCGACCAGATTGAAGGCAGTCTTAGAATGCTCCAAGACTACCTCATCGTGGAACCGCTGGACCCGGAATTCTCAAAAGTCCTACAAGTCATCTACAAGGTCAAGCCCCTCAGAGGTATTGTCCGCGCCGCAGGACCGGGCCACTATCCGCGCCGCTACGATCACCCAGAAAAGCACAAGCGCACCAAAATGTGGAGAGCCAAGTGCTTTCAGCCAAACGAGGTCAAGATCGGAGATACGGTCCAGCTCGGCGGCCTCAACTTTGGAGGCTATGCCTTCGAGACCTTCACCTGGAACGGAAAGGTCTGTCTCATCTGCCGAGAGGCCGATGTTGTCGGAATCGAATCCGCTGGAGACATGGAGCCCGGGAGAGCTGCTGAATGTGCGTAGATTCTCTGACGGCCTCTACCGGATCACCCGTTTAGGCGAGGAATTTGATAACATAAAGCAGAATGGCATTTGTTTAGAATATGACAGGTGCCAAGAGTTCATCTCAAACTGGTACGCACCCAGCTCTGTGCGAGAGAGAGATAATGCGACCTGTCGGCAGACCACGGGAATATGATCGAGAGGCCCTCGCCAAAGAATTCACTCAGTATATCGCTGAGAATGACATCCCTATTTTGGCTGAGTTTGCGTATCTTCATGATTTAGATAAACAAATACTCTATGAATGGCCGGAATTTATTGACCTAGTAAAGCGATGTGTTCAAAAGAAAGAAGCATCCCTTGAACGGCAAGCCCTCAAGCAGGGCTGCAATGTCACAATGGCTATCTTCAGCCTGAAACAACTGGGCTGGTCTGATAAGCAGGAAACAACGCTTAAAGGCGATCAAGCCCATCCCATCGTAGTCTCTGAGAAGGCTGCCAACTGGTGAGGCGCGAGCTTCTGCTGGGCTGCGGAGCAAGCAAGGACAAGCGGCTCAAGTCTGATACTCCCTGGGTCAATCTAACGACACTCGACATCAATCCGGACCACAAGCCGGACGTGCTGTGGGATTTGGAGAAGCTGCCGTATCCGTTCATGAACGATACCTTCGATGAAATCCACGCCTACGAAGTTCTGGAACACATAGGCCAGCAGGGCGATTACCGGACATTCTTCGCCCAGTTCTCAGACCTGTGGCGGATCATGAAGCCGGACGGGATGCTGTATGCCACCTGCCCCAGCTGGAATAGCTTATGGTCGTTTGGAGACCCATCGCACAAGCGCGTCATCAATGAAGGAACACTGGCCTTCGTATCGCAGAAACAGTATCAAAGGGAAGTTGGGCATTCTCCGATGAGTGATTTCAGGAACATCTACAAAGCTGATTTTGAAGTAAAAGGTTGTGAGCACAAAAACGACACATTTATCTTCGTGCTGCAGGCTATCAAACCCTCACGGTATTACACATGAATGAAATCCAGGTCACAAATGCCGGCGTGGCTATTCTTGAAGTCCAGGTCTTGAGCGACGGCCAACATAAGGTGCAGCTCAAGGTTTACGGCAATATCCAGACCCCATCAGTCGTGACCGCATTGAAAAGCGCCCATGAGGGCATGAAGAAGCAGATGGAGGATAACCCTCAGATCATCGTGCCGACCGCCATACCCAGAGACTTGAAAGCGCATGGCTGAGTTCCACTTGACTCCAAAGCAGCAGGAGGGGGCTGACATTCTGGCAGGTCAAGCTACCCACATAATGTTTGGGGGTGGTAGCCGGTCTGGGAAAACCTTCCTGTTCATGCTGGCCATTCTCACCCGCGCATTGAGAGCGCCAGGTTCAAAGCACACAGTGCTTCGCTTCCGGTTCAACCACGTCAAGCAGTCGATAATCTACGGGACGCTGCCGCAGGTCTTGAAGCTGTGCTTCCCGCAGGTCAAGGCTGAGATGAACAAGTCCGACTGGTTCCTGCAGCTCCCAGGAGGGTCCGAGGTCTGGTTTGGCGGCCTGGACGACAAAGAGCGCACTGAGAAGATTCTGGGCAATGAATACTGCACCATATTCCTCAACGAGTGCAGCCAAATCCCTTACAGCTCCCGCAACATCGCCATGACCCGGCTAGCGCAGAAGATCAACGACCAGACCGGGAAACCGCTGCCGTTGCGCATGTATTACGACGAAAACCCGCCGGACAAGGGCCATTGGACTTACAAGATGTTCAAGGCCAAGCAGGACCCGGACGGGAACGGGATGCTTGCAAACCCTGACGACTATGCCTATCTGAAAATGAATCCGAAGGATAACGAGGAAAACCTATCTCCTGAGTTCATCCATACCCTTGAAGCATTGCCCGGCCGTATGCGCCGGCGATTCCTTGAGGGTGAGTTCCGCGAGCTTGCTCCCAATGCCCTATTCACTGATGAGATGCTGGACAAGTGGCGCGCTCTCGATGATCTGCCTGAAATTCTCAGGATCGTGGTAGCTGTTGATCCCTCCGGCGCTGATGATGAGGACAATCAGGACAATGACGACATAGGGATAGTGGTGGCCGGGCTTGGGATCGATGGCAACGCTTATATCCTTGAGGATTTGACCTGCAAAGCCGGGCCCAGGACATGGGGCAATGTAGCAACGCAGGCCTTCGACCGCCATGGCGCTGACCGGATTGTGGGCGAAGATAACTACGGCGGGGCGATGGTGAGGGCAAACATTCAAGCCTGCCGGCCGCGGACTCCGTATCGAAGCGTTCACGCAAGCCGTGGTAAGTGGGTAAGAGCCGAACCGATAGCAAACCTTATGGAATCGGGCAAGGTTCGACTAGCAGGATATTTCCGTGAGCTTGAAGAAGAATTGTGCGCTTTCACCACACACGGCTATAATGGAGAGGATTCACCTAACCGGGCGGATGCGATGATCTGGGCCATTTCTGACCTATTCCCCGAGCTTACCAAGCCAGAAAAGGAAGCTGTTGTAATCGCTTCCCCGCAGCCAATCTACCGGCAGTCGCGCAATAGCTGGATGCGGAACCTATGAGCGAACGCGACGACGCCCTAAACGCAGTCACCGAAGAAGATATCTTCAACGAGGCTAAGGAACGCCTCAAAATCTGCATGGATGCGGAAGATGAGAACCGCAACCGCGCCCGGGCTGACCTCAAGTTCCGCGAGGGCGACCAGTGGGACCATGACGTAACCACCACAGCCTCCGAAGAATCTCCTGAAATCACGATAAACCTGACCGATGCCATGGTCCGGCGCGTCGTCAACAACATGAAACAGCAGCGGCCCCGGGGTAAATGTCACCCTGTAGGTGATGGAGCTGACATTGAAATAGCTGATGTGATCAACGGTATCGGCCGGCATATCGAATACCGCTCAGAGGTATCAGTTGCCTATGACGCCGGAGCTGATATGGCTGTGACCTGTGGTGTGGGTTATTGGCGGCTGATTTCTGAATATATCTCTGAAAACAGCTTCCAGCAGGAAATACGCATCCTGCCGATACGCAATATATTCACTGTTTACATGGACCCATCAGCGGTGATGCCTACAGGCC